TTTTGTTGTGTGTAAGATGACGCCTTATGATAGGCAGTTGACTACGCCTATTACGTCTTTGTCGATTGGGCTGACTCGTAAGTACTTGTACAAGAAGTTAGAACAAGAGGGTGATTATGGTTCTGTAGCTACACTATAGCTTCCAGCCATCCTCCTGTATATGCATCCGAAAAGTTACTGGATGTGTAATGTTCTCCGTATGTTGGTAAATAATGCCACTTTTCAACTCTTCTTTCGAGAGCTGGGAAATAAGCATTTTTATACCATTGATCTGGTCTTTTGTTGGTTGTAATAACAATGGTCTTTGCCATAAATTGGGTCTGTCCGCCCTTTGTTTCAACGAGAAGGGGGTATCGGTCGAGAAGTCTGAGTAACAGATCGAAGGCGATCCATCCGTAGAACTCGTCCAGGACGACACACTCGTTTCCATCATATCCGTCCCACCAGTTGCTTCGCTGCTTCCAGTATGCTCCTGGGTGTTGTTCGAGTGCGAACTTTGACTTTCCAGTTCCTGTTGGACCATACAATACGTGAACTTCTGTTTTCCATGATCTGTTTGGTGTTATGACCCGTCTGTACTCCCTGAAGGCCCTATAGTATCTTACCCAGTCGCCGAAATGTTGATCTGCGATTGTTGCTTCATCCGTACCATCTGAGATTAGTTGCTTGACCAAGTCTAGATCTCGCCTGGCGCCCTGGCAGGTAGTACGCCAGGTCCCAACCTCCTGCTGGATGTTCCATGACGCTCGGTTGAGGGACTCTAAAGTTTGAGAGGTACATCGGCTTTCTTCTTTGTCGCAATATTCCCTTGCTTCTTGGCGTGAACCTCGGCGCGGTTCGAAGTGGGCGCGCTCTAAGTCTGGATGTAAACGCTTTACCTGGGTAAGCCGGTAACGCCTTGCTCCTTCGATGTAACCTTGATAGTGAAGTTGCCCAGTGTTTGAACCTTCTTCTAGTTGGTATATTGCGTATATTATATCTCCGTTGTCTACGCATGGTTGTAAGTTCAGGGGTGCTTCTGGGTTGTTTAATGTGAAGCACCAGTCTTTAACTCTTGCCATTTACACTTTTGTCCTTTCTGGCAAGTTTAACAATGACTACACTTGAGCATGCCAAGGTTGAGGACGTACAACGCAGGTGCGGGGCGCGAGCCCGCCTCTTCCTGCTCTGGACAGGAGTGATGGTCCCTAGTATTACCCATCACTTCCGTCCTGTCCATTTTTGGACTTTTTGTTTTTTGGTCATTTTTTAATTTTCCGCCAATGGGACGATGCCTCGCGACTTTCGTTTAGCACGTTATAGTCGTCGTGCCGCCCCTTACGCGTTTGCTGGTTTAGCTTCTAACCCTAACGCACAGCGGCTGGCTATTAGAGCTGGACGTTCGGTTGGACGTTCAATTTCAAATTGGTGGAATCGTCCCGCTTCTGCTCCTTCCCGCTCTTCTAATTTGCCTTCCAATTCAAATATGGTTAAGTCTGGGGGAGGAGTGACGAATCAGTATGATCGCACTACTGTTTACGCTAAGCGCCGCGGCTCTAAGCGTCATCGACGTCATGGTAAGAGCTTTTCGCGGTTTAAGAAGAAGGTTAAGGCCGTTCTTTGTCGCGAGCTCGGTTCCCGTACTGTTGTTCTCAATAAGACGATCAATTTATCCCAGACTGATATGTCTAAGAATTTACTTTGGACCGGAGCTTTATATGGGCTTGATTCATCTGGTGACAGTGAGCTTTCTGATCTCTACAATATTTGTACTTCTGAGAATCTTAACTCTGGTGCTCAAAAGACGGGCCGAATGATGTTTAAGTCTGCTGTTATGGATGTAACGTTTCAGAATGCTTCTTCGATTAATGGTGTTCAGTCAGGAACTATTGAACTTGATATTTATGAGTTGACAGCGAAGCGTCGGTTTGTGAATCCTGCTGGTACTGGCTTGGCTAATTTGACTGCTGTTTATGATCAGTCGCAGGCCAATTGTTTGGCTGTTGGTGGAGCGCCGTTAGCGTCTCTGCTTACTATTGAGACGATAGGTGCTACGCCGTTTGATATTCCTCAGGCTATGACTGAGTTTGGTTTGAAGATTTTGTCTAAACGTAAGTATTTGTTGTCGTATGGCCAGACGTGCACTTATCAGGTTCGAGATCACAAGATTCGGACCCTTAATCGGCAAGCTATTCTTGATGCTGCCGTTAGCGGTTTTAATCAGCCCGGCTGGACACGCATGATTTTTGTTGTGTGTAAGATGACGCCTTATGATAGGCAGTTGACTACGCCTATTACGTCTTTGTCGATTGGGCTGACTCGTAAGTACTTGTACAAGAAGTTAGAACAAGAGGGTGATTATGGT